TCCACCGGGATCCTCCTCGGATGGGACGAGACGACGACCGGTCGGCGGTGCATCGGCGGCGATGGAGCTCGGGAGGGCCATGCGGGACAACGGAGGCTGAGACCTCTCGGAGTCGTTCGCCGGCTCGTCCCCATCTTGGGGGCAGTCTCCGAGATCGGCGTGATGGGTGACGCGGTTGCGACCGTGGCGCTTGGAAGCGTAGAGGGCGCGATCGGCCTGATCCACCAGATCCAGGGCCTTGCCGGTCTTCAAGGTCATCGAAGCGACACCGAAACTGGCCGTGACGGGGCGGTGAGGCCAGTCCCGCTGCTCGATAGTCTCGCGCAGCCGCTCGGCCATGCCCCGGGCGACGACCGGGCCGGTCACCGGGAGCAGGACGGTGAACTCCTCGCCGCCATGGCGCGCGACCGTGTCGTGGGCGCGGGTCGTGCTTCGGAGCACGTCGGCGATGCCGCGCAGCACGTCGTCGCCGGCCGGGTGGCCAAAGGCGTCGTTGTACGTCTTGAACCGGTCCACGTCCAGCATCACCAGCGAGAGCGGCGACCGTTGGCGGGCGGCCAGGGCGAAGTGCGACTCCAGCGCCTCGAAGAAGCTGCGGCGGTTCTTCAGTCCGGTCAGCTCGTCGGTCGTGGCCAGCTCGCGCAGAGCGGCGTTCTTCCGCTCCAGATCCTCCTGCATGGAGAGCAGGCGGCGGGCGATCTCCAGGCGGGCGACCAGCTCCCGCGTATCGAACGGCTTGGCCAGGAAATCGTCGACCCCGGCGGCCAGCGCCTCCAGGCGCTCCTCACACCCGCCCCGGCCGGTGAACAGGACGAAGTAGGTGTAGGGTCGCCCGGCCAGGTCCCGGATGCGGTGGCACAGCTCCAGACCATCCATCCATGGCATCATCCAGTCGGAGAGCACCACTTGCACGCAACGGCGCTGCATCAGAGACCAGGCCTCGACGCCGTCGGCCGCCGTCACGACCTCGTGGCCCAGCGCCCCTAACAGTTGCGCCACGGCGTGGATTGTGGGTGCATCATCCTCGACGAGCAGGATGGTCATCCGCCCCGGAGCGACCCCGGCCCTCATTTCAGTCAGGCCCGGCCCTGCTTCCGTCACCCTGTCGCAACAGTCGTCGTTGCCGAGATCGGGATTCACCTCGGCGTCGTCGGACCAATCAGACATCGCTCGCCTCTCCAGGCCCCCGGGGTTTCTCCATCGGCTTATCGGGGGCGTGATGCCAAAAGTGAACGCTCGAAGTCGTAAAAGCGTCATGTCGGCCCTGGGGCGACCCTCATGCGAAAGATAGGACAAGTTGGGCCGCGCGCCAAATCGAGCGCCTCTGTGAAAAAACGGGTCGATGAGATCCCCGACGAGCAATGCGACGAAGAGCGGCGTGATCACTGCGGTCGACCTCCACAGTTCGGCTTCCTGAAAATCCACAGCCCCAACCAGGCCAGACCCGACCAGGCCAAGGCCACTCAGCGCGAACCGGATCATCCGGAAACATGAGCCCAAGGGTCGCTCAGCCGTGATTGGCACACTCCGCTACCCGTGTGGCGGAGATATCGGCTGGCCCGATGACGTGCCGACAACTGCTCTCGAGGTGCTCTCGCATTGCGCGTCGGTAACGACTCATCTATTGCAGGTATAAGAAGTTAGATGTAACACTGCCTACCTGTTTGAATCAGTGCCGTGTCTTCGTCGTAGACTGAGAATAGCCTCTCCTCGAGGGTGCCCATCGTTTCGCCCCGAGGAATTACGCCCGTGCTGCCAGCGTTTGGCCGGTGGCTCCGGCCAGGTGCGATTGATGCCGGCCGCGACTTCCTCACTGGCCGAGTTGGCGGCACTTGAGTCGTGAAGCGTGGGGCGTTAAATACCGCCGCTCCACGACCCACAACCAAAGCACTACACCTATCGAGTTAAGGGGGTGATCCGTTGTTCCGCGCTGGTCTGATCCTGTCGATTCTTTGCCTTGCTTCTACCGCGACGGCGCAATCCCCGCCCGCGATCGTTTACCCGGCCGGCGCCTATACCGTCACCACGCCGGGTCCGACGACCATCACCTACACCGCCGCCAGCGTCACATTCTCTTGGGTTGTGACCCCCGCCCCGACGCCAGTCCCACCCGGGCCTGTCCCGGTTCCTGTTTCTGTACTCACCGGCCATGTTTGGGCCTTGGCGGTTTATGACCCGGCCGTGGTGCTCCCGGCCGCTCAGCAGGCCGCGCTGAACAGTGCGACCCTCAAAGCGTCGGCGCTGCTCCAGGACGTCGATGCCCAGCCCTTCAAGAGCACGGACGCGAGCGTTGCAAGCCGGCTTCCGCACCTGCCCAAGAGCGGCCTTCCGGCCTTGCTGTTCATCCAGAAGTCGGCGGCCGGTACGGGTGAGCTGGCCTACGCCGTGGCGTTGCCGGGCTCCGAAGCCGACATCCTGTCTCTTGTGAACAAGGTGAGGGGAAAATGATCAGTCTCGGCGACTCCGTGGTCAATATTCATGAGCCGATCATTGGCGGGCCTGTCCAGCACTGGCGTGTCGTCCTGATATGGACATCTTCACGATATGGTGAACGTCGCCTGGCATGGTTGGTGCCGTCTGACGTGAAGTCCGGCTCGAGGTTTTTTACCGCCGCGTTTATCAACGATTTGGTGATTGCATAAACTAGCTGTACAACATTCTAGGCCATCTTCTCGAACTGCTATTTGGTCCCAGTGAACAGCGACCAAAGGAGCACAAGCCATAATTAGTTGTTAGTTGCTAGTAAATGCAAATCTAAGAACCAAGAACCAACAACCAGGAACTCCCCGATATGCGGTACACGGCGAGCACGAACAGAATTTGGCTTCCCCACGCCGAGCGGTTCGGTCACTTCATGGACCGGAACGCGATGCGGAACGGACACCCGACCTCGAACCGGCTGGGGCTGTTCGCGGCGACGATGCCCAGCGTCACGCTCCCGGTGGACTGGACGAAGGCCAACGCATTGTCGTTCCCCTACGACGGCAACGATCAGTATGGCGACTGCATGTACGCCGCGGCGTGTCATGGCGACAACACGTTCACCGGCAATGTCGGCACGGAATCGGTCTTCGATAATGCGACGATCATCAAGGATTACCTGGCTCTCTCCGGTGGGGACAACGGCCTGGACGAGGGCATGATTCTTGGCGAGTGGAAGAAAGGGCTTGCCAGCACTCCAGCCGCGTGCGTTTTCGATAGCGTGGACGTTGATCCAAACAATGCCAATTTGATGCAGGCGGCCATTTACCTCTTCGGAGGGGTGCAGTTCCAGCTCTCCGTGCCGATGCGGTGGATCAGCAAGTTCGCGACCGGATGCGTCTGGGACGCGCCCGCGATCCCCGACCCGATGGCCGGTCACGGGATTTGCTTCAACGGCGTGGACGCGGCGGGGCGATACAAGCTCCAGACGTGGGGGACTTGGGCGTGGATCACGACGGCCGGCGTTGCGGACTGTGATCCGTCCGCGTTCGCCGTCGCCACCCTGCGATGGTTCAACGCTCAGGGATATGCACCCAACGGCCTGCACTACACCCAGCTTGCTCCGCTCTGGGTCCAGCTCGGCGGGAACCCTTGGCCCACGAGCCCGTTCCCAGCGCCAGCCCCCACGCCGGCTCCACCTCCGCCGGGCCCAACCCCGACGCCTGATCCTGACACGCTCAGCGGCACATACCAACTTGGCGTTTATCAGGTCAACTGGACCGCAACAATCAATGACCCCCCACCCGTAGCAGGTTAGTTTCTGAATGCGGAATTCGGAATGAATCCAATTCCCCATTCCCCATTCCGCATTAGAAGCATTCCGCAATCGAAGAAGGAGATCACCATGGCAGTAGCAGCGAGTCCAAGCTTCGCGGTTTCCCTGGACGCCAGTGGGAACATCGATGGAAACTTTACTTTCAATCCTCAAGGTGTCGGAGCGACCACCATCAACTGGACGTCGCTTCTCCAATGGCTCACGACGTATGGGCCAAACGTGATCGCGGCGTTCGCGGCCCTAATCGCCATTTTCGGCTCACCGACACCGGCTCCTCCGGCTCCCACTGCTTTACCGCGCGAGGTGAAACCATGAAGGCAGTCCACCTTTCCGTTGTCGCCATGATCGCGGCTGCCAGCGGCATCGGCATTGCGATTGCCACGAAGAACAGCGAAGCCTTGGCAACCTCAATTCTGGCTCTGGTCACGGCTTTTCTGCCGGCGGTCCAGCTCGCCTTGCCGTGGTTCACGACGGCTCCAGTTCAGGGCGAAATGCCCAAGTTCGAGGGAATCCCGAAGTAGAGGGACAGGGCTTCGCCCTGTGCTGACGTGTTACCGCCCTTTCAGGGCCTCCGAACGAGTGCAGTATTCGGAGTTCGGATTTCGGAATTGAATTCATTCCGAATTCGGCATTCCGAATTCCGAACACACGCCCTGTAGGGGCATAACATATCCGGATCGCTGGATGCCCGAAATCAACGGAGCACAGATTAGTGTCTTATGGCCTTCCCTGGATGGAATTCAGGTACGAATCGCGGCTTGCGTCGGTGCCGAAGACTTGGCTCTCCATACTTACCCGGCTCCGCCGCCGAAGGGGTGAGATATGGCGTTTATGTGCTTTGGCGCTTTGGGCAACCATGATTCGCACCCTGCAACCAAGTCCCGCACTCCAGTTCTGGGCAGTGTTTCCGGCTCCGTCCGATGCGGCAGAGTGTGATTACCTGTCGCCGTGTCGGTGCCCCGTGGACTTGCTGAAATTCAACCCGCTCTATCCTCGATCGCTCCACAGGACGCTCTATCACAAGGACAAGACATGTGGTCATGGGAAGCTGTAGTCGGCGCTATCATTGCGGTAATCACGGCCGGCATGCCGGCGATGCTCGCTCTGCTGAAAATCAAAGAGCTGCATGTTCTGATAAACAGCCGCCTATCTGAACTTATCGAAGCAACCGCCAAGGCTTCGCACTCGGCGGGGCAGCTTGAAGGTCGGGATGAGGGCCGCAAAGCGGCGGAGGTTGAGTCGGTTATCATCATACAGGACGCTAGCGACCTGGCGAAAAATCTGCTCGCCGAAGCCGCCGAGAAAGCCCGTGTGATGATCGCCGAAGCCTCCGAGAAAGCCCATCACACTGTCGCCAAAGCCGCCAATGAAGCACAATAAAAACAGAAAGAATCATGAATACGTTTACTTTGAGATTGCTGACGGCGATCATCCTGTTCGTCTTCAGTGTGGCGCTCTGCGCGTTTGACTACTGGATGAGCTGGACCGACAACGACGCCACGATCTCCAAGTTGATGCTGTGGGCGGCTACCCACGCGCCGGTGACGTCGATGGTGTTCAGCTTCTGGGCTGGCATCCTGGCCGGGCACCTGTTCATGCCTCAAATCCCGCTCTCCGAACCAGCGAAGGAGTGAGCGATGCTGCTTTTTGACAGTCTTCGACCGTCCGAGATCGTGCGATCCGTTGGTGCATCGCTTTTCGGCGTGGCAACGGTAGTGTTCGGTGTCACCCACGACAACCTCTGGGCAGCGATTATCGGTACCGCCCTCGGGGCTGGATCGGTCGCCTGGACATTCGGAATCCGGTTGAGGACTAAGAACTTCGTTTACATCCGCAAGCAGAACGGTGAGCTATGGGCCGAGCTATCCAAGCTCAGTGAAGAGATGAAAGTGATGCGCGAGAAGCAATTCGATGACAGCAATGCTACTGATCGCCGCGTTGATCAGCTTGTGGCTCGTGGTAAGCTGGATTCTCGAGAGCGCGCGCACGATGACACCCTCATCGAACAGTAGCCAGTGGTCAGTAGTCAGCAAAGACCAAAGGCTGCGGATTGCCGGCCGGCTCCTTTCTTGGTATTTCCTGACTACCGGCTACCGTTCGATCAAGCCCAAGCCGGTGACGGAGACGTGGTATTGGGTCTTTCCTGAAGGCGACGGCAATCCAGTTGCAACCTATCGCCATCTGCACCTTGCGGAACGGCACCTGTCAATCTGCTATCCAATCCATGGCGGCGCCATCATCCCCGCGCCAGTCACCTACGAGCGGCACGCGGCGGCCCAGCCCGAGGAGGCGCTACCGTGCCAGACACCAGCCCCCCAACCGAGCCCCAAGCTGACGAGGCTGCAACGGATGAAGAGGTCTTTGCGGACCTTGAGCACGAGGCTGTTGCGAGCCGTCTTTGGATTCGGGCTCTGACACTCCTCCTGCAACTCCGCAGTCACGAGACAGACCCCAGCTCTCGCGTCCAGTTCGCGTTCGATCAGATGTACGTTGCGGCATGCGAGAGAATCGCCCGAATTCTCCGGTCTGACCTGACAAGGGAGTAAGTTCTCGAGAGCCCATGAGTGGCCACTGTTATGGATCAACCCAAGAAGACACTTGAGGAAGTGACCGTCGTCGGCCTCGCATCCGCTGGGTGCAGCACCAGTGACATTGCGCTGATCGCCGGTTGTAGCGAGCGCATGTTGCACAAACAGTTTTCGAAGATTATCGCCAGAGCAAGGGCGGAGCGGCGATGGTGGCTTCTCGATCAGCAGAACGCTGCGGCCGAGAAGGGCAACGCGACCATATTGATCTGGCTCGGGAAAGTCGAGCTCGACCAGGTCCAGAAGAAGCCGCCTCCGGAGCCGGGCGCCGCCTACCTCGACGCAATGGACGCTGCCAGTGCAGAGCACGACCGAGCGAACCCGGGCACACCTGAATCGGAGCTGGAATGACCCGCACTACTTCAACGACGTCTGCCTGGGCCGGCTACCGTACTGGAGCCGGCAGATCGAAATGTGCCGATCTGTTGTTGACTACCGGGTTACGGTGGTCTACTCCGGAAATGCGATCGGCAAGGATTACTGGGTCGGCGGTCTTGTTCCCTGGTGGCTTTATACCCGGAAAGACTCGCTCTGCATCGTCACGGGGCCCTCGCAGACACTCCTGGGCAGCGTCACCTGGAAAGAGATCCGGCGTGCGCTCGATGGCTGCCGCCTGCCCTTTCGCCCTCGCATCAGCGGCGGCAGGAAGGCCAGCCCCGCCATGGTCGAGATGCGGCCCGGCTGGCAGGCCCTGGGTTACTCGACGACCAGCGTGGAACGGGCCAGCGGCCAGCATGCGAAAGACTTGCTGGTGATCGTGGAAGAGGCTTCAGGAGTCGAAGGCGAGATCTGGGACGCACTGGAATCGCTCAAATATAGCAAGCTCGTGGCGATCGGCAACCCGATCCGGGCCGAGGGACGCTTCGTCGATCTCATCAGGCAGGCCGACACCGACCGGGCCGAGGGGATCGAGCCGCGCAAGGCCGTCTGTGCAATCCGGATCCCCTCGACCGAATCACCACACGCAACCTGGGAAGAGTCACCCTATGGCCTCGCCGACCGAACCTGGCTCGAAGCCTGCTACCGACGTTACGGCCGAGACAGCTTGTGGGTCCGCTCGCACATCCGAGCCGAAATTCCCGAGGTGTCCGCAGCCGCCCTCATCGATCCCGCATGGCTCGATCTCGCAACCACTATCGGGCGGCCAAGCCTGCCGCCCAACCACCCCGTACATCGTAGTCGCCGGATTGCCGTGGACCTGGGCGAAGGGGTCGGACGGGATGATACCGCAATCCTTGTGAGGGACTCAGATGGCATCCTCGATCTTGTCGCCGGGTCTGCTTTATCTCTGGCTTCAGCAGCGGAAGAAGTCGCGCGCCTCGCTCGCGCCTGGGCAGTTGACGTCTCCAGGATCTCCTACGACGGGATCGGGATCGGGCGGACCTTCCACAACTATCTCGCAAAAGTCGGACTCAAGGACGCCATCCGGTACGCGGGAGCGGGACGTCCGCGAGAACCCGGTCGATTTACCAATTTGCGCACCGAAGCCGCCTGGCGGCTCCACGATCGGCTTAACCCCGACCGGCACACCGACAACCGGTACCCGAACACGAGCCGGCAAATCCCGTTCTCCATTCCCCCACGAGGTTGGTACGCACTCCTCCGAGAAGATCTGATCGCATTGACTTATGATCTTGTCGGCCAACGAGTACGACTCATTCCAAAAGAGGACTTACTGATCAAGCTTGGCCGAAGCCCTGATTCCGGTGATGCTTTGATCCAAAGCTTCGCCTTCGACTGAGGCACTCCGGTCGAGATAACAAGCACAGGCACGGAGAACCTTGGGGTTGTCGTTCGCGAATCCAAGGATAACGTTACATTGATGGCAAAGCAGTCCCCTTATGCGTCCAGACGAGTGCGCGTGGTCAATGCGGGGCTGCTCGTTAAGGATCTCGGAAAACGGGATTTTGCAACACTGGCACCGGCCACCGCAAGCCCGAAGCATTTCCGTGAACTGGTCCAGGGTTAAACCGTACTTCCTTTGCAGGTGATGTTTCCATCCGTGAAGCTAAAGAATCATTATGGCAGATACGGACCCGAGACTGTTCCCCGCCCTCCCGAATGTGGGCGGGAGCTTCAGCTCCGACGACAAAACGTGGATCGTGAAGGAAGTCGAGTCCGGCCTGCGCAACCACCGGCCGCGGCTGGCGTCGGCTATCGAGAACCAGGCGTTCTATGATCTCGAATCAGACCGCTATCAGCCGCGGCGCGAAGCTGAGACTGAGTTTGATTTTGCCGGCCGCCCCAAGCGCCAGTCAGGCTTTGTACAGCAGGCCGTGGATCGCTTATGCGAACACACCTACAATCCAGGCCCTCAGAGGACTGTCGTCGGCGATGGCCTCGCGGACTCCCTGCTCGAGCAAGTCTGGGAAACCAACCACATCGACTGCGTGATGCAGCACGCGGAGGCCCAGGCGACGCTCAACGACGTCTGCGCCGTGCAGGTCAAGTGCACGAACGACCCGGACAAGCCCGTCGACTTGCAGCTCTGGGGCGGGGACGAGTTCACGGTCTTCACCGACCCGGAGGACCCCCGGCAGGCGTTCGCAGTCGTCACGATCGACAGGTACAATCAGCGGACGCGGTACAAGCTGTGGTTCGAGGATGAGGTCCGCACCTTCCTGACCGACCAGTACAGCGCCGACAAGACCGCCGGGGCGCGGGTGGCGATCCAGGCCAGGACCGAGGAGCGAAACACCTATGGCTGCATCCCCTTCGCGTTCCTGCACTATCGAGCTCCGGTTCGACAGTTCTGGACGCCTGGACCAGGCACGTTCCTACGTAAGGCTGAGCTGCGGATCAACGATCGGCTATCAGAGCTTGACGAGCTTATCAGCAAGTACGGTCGACCGATTGGAGTCTTCCGCAACGTCAGTCCTACGTTCGCGCCGGAGGTCGGGCCTGGACGCTTCCTGCGACTTTGCCGTGGCGGGACCGGATACACCGGGGAAGGCTACGCCGACGGAGGAGAGCCCTCGGCCGAATATCTCCAGGCCCAGCTAGAGATCGAGTCGATCTGGGTCGACCTCGAGAAGTACATGAAGCAGACGGCGGCGGCAATCAACCTGCCGTTTACCGCGCTCGAGCTCCAGTATGATGACGCGGCGTCGGGCATCGCGCTGATCATCAAGTCCGCGCCCCTGCTCACCCGGGCCCGCCAGCGGCGGCCGATCTACCAGCTCGCCGAGATGTGCCTGGCCCGCAAGGTCCTGACCTGCGCCGGCAGTCACTACGGCCATGCCGACCTGGTCGACCAGGCGAAGCAGCTCCGCCTCCTGCTCGCGTGGGCGGAGCCACGCATCCCGATCCCGGGCCCCGATCGCGATCAGTCGGACGAGTGGGAGATGCAGGTGGGCATCAAGTCCAGGATCGCGGTCTGCATGGAGCGGTACGGGCTCAACCACGACCAGGCCGTCGGGCACATGAAGCAGGTGGCCGAGGACGAGCAGACGGTCAAGGAGATCCTGCCGCAGGAGGTGACCCCGCCGGCCTCGGAGACGATGCCGAGCGAAGAGCAGGACGAGCGGAACGCGGAGCAGTTGCAGAACCGGAATGAGGCGGATGACACGCAGGGGTCGGAGAGCGGCTACGAGAACCGCGACAACAGCGTCACGGGCCCGGCCACAACCACAACGGGAGCAGACTGAACGGGAGTGGCGAGTAGCGAGTAGCGGGCGGCTCGTAGAACAGTGGCGAGTTGCGAGTGGCGAGTGGCGAGTGAAATCAAATCGCCGCCGCGGCCGTCGCTTCGCCATTCTCCTTTTCATATTTACTCGCAACTCGCCACTGTTCGAGCCACTCGCCACTATTCGAAACGAAACGACCGACCCGGGCCATGACTCCCAGGCCGGCCGATCGCGTGAAGCTGAGCGGTAGGTCAAGGAAGAAGTGATGTCCGAGGAAACCCAAGTCCAAGAGGAACCTATGCCAGAGGAACCGTCCGCACTGTCGATTCTGCAACGCCAAATCAAGAACCTGGAAAGCTCGCTCTCTGAGCTTCGAGGGCATCACACCGAAACGCTTAAGATGCTCGATGAACGCGACGCCAAGATCGCGGCCATCGAGGCCAAGCCCGAGGCATCATCCCGGATCGCCGAGCTCGAGGCGTCGATCCGGGATCGCAGCCACTTCGACAAGTTCGCCGAGCTGGCCAAGGGCGCAAAGGCCAAGGACGCCGCGCTCAAGCATCTCTGGCAGGTCTCCGGCTACAAGGCCGAGGCCGACGCCATCGACGAGAAGGCACTCCAGAGCCTCGTGGCGCGGCTCAAGACCGAGGCCGACTACGCATTCGACCCGGAGCCGACCGACACGACCAAGGCCGCTCAGGAGGCCGCACGGACTACCTCCCGGACCAAGTATGGACTCGATGTCGGCGGCGCTGCTGAGCCGGCCGGCGGCGGCCGCTCGCTCCGCAACCAGGGCGGCGACGGCACCATCGTCACGCAGGAGATGCGGGCCGATCCCAAGTTCATGCTCGATCCCCGCAACAGGGAGATCATCACGACCGCGGCGAAAGAGGGCCGCTTCCGCTAACGCAAGGACGGAAAACCAATCCAGAAAACTAACCACAGAGAACACAGAGAGAAAAAGAGAAAAAGAGAAATTCTTGAATGTATTTCTCTGTACTACTAATTGTGAAAATCTTGTACGCTGTGCACGATTTTACAACCGATTTTGTGGCAAGGTGTTAGAGTCGCGACCGTCGGGGAGCAGACGCATAGCATCGTGATTGCGCACATCCCCTCACAGTCGCGATGCGGCTGGTCAAGTTTGGTTGCGGCCCCTGGGCCGCGCTGTGTTCTCTGTGATCTCTGTGGTTGATTCCCCTTCCCGTTCTTTCCCAATAGGAGCCTTCGTGGCTAACAATTTCGCCGCATTTTTTGAGGTCTTGGTGGCCGGGGCCGATGAGTACAACAAGGCCAAGGTCGGGCGCACTGCGCTGCTCGACGCCGTCTACAAGGACGTCAAGCCGGAGGCCGCGCGCATCGGCAAGACGGTCGACGTCTACTTCCCCGACGTGGGACCGCTCCAGGCGATCAACAACAACCAGCTCGTCGCCACCACGGTCAACCCGAACTACATTCCCCTGGTCTTCCAGACCCGGGCCGGCGCCGCGCTCCAGTTCCAGGACTTCGAGCAGTGGCAGACCGCCGTCGACCTGGCCCAGAAGTTCTTCGATCCCTTGTACAAGCGGGCGCGCGAGTACCTGAACGGCCAGATCGCGGCCTTGATCACGCCGGCGAACTTCAACAGCAACGCACCGATCACGGGAGCGACGCAGGGCGAGGTCCAGGTTGCCGATCAGCTCTCCGCCTGGGGCGCCCTGGCCGATCAGAAGGTGCCTCTCGAGGACCGCGACAAGCTGCGTCTGATGGTGCACAACCAGGTCTACCGCAAGATGCTCGGCGACTCGGCCTGGGTGCAGGAGAGCTTGGTTTCGGCCGCGATCGCCTTCGAGGCCCGCCAGCAGGCCGACGTCGGCCACGCCTTCAACTTCCAGGTCATCTGGGACCAGCAGATGCCCACGGCGTCGGGCTCGATCCTCTACGGCCAGCTCTCCCTCACCAACGGAAGCGCCGCGGTCACCGGCCTCAACACCGCGTTCACCACGCAGCTCACCGCGGGCTCGAGCTACCTGACGTTCGGCAACGACCCGACCAAGACGCAGTACAAGGTGAGCGCGATCGCCAGCGATACGGCCCTTACCCTCAGCACGAATTACGGCGGCTTGACGGCTACTACGTCGGCCCGGCTGATCACCAACCTTACGGGCACGGCGACCCTTCCCGTAAGCGCCGGAATCGTCGCAGGCAGCGGCACCAACTTCACGGCCTCGATGGTCGGCCAGTGGATCCAGTTCTCCGGCGATCCCAACGCCAATCTCGGCGGTCTCGGGCCCTACCCGTCCTACCAGATCCTCTCCTACAGTTCGGCGACTCAGGTTACGGTCAGCTACCCAACCGTCACCTCGGGCTACACCTGGCAGGCCATCACTGGGACCCCGACCGTTACGGTCCAGAGCTTTACGAACCTTGCACTGCACGAATACGCCATCGCACTGGCCCTGCGGCCGATCGCCACGCCCGATGAGGCCCGCAACGTCGTCGACGTGTCCTACATCGACCTCCAGGGCATTCCCCTGCGGGTGATGGTCAGCTACGTCCACATCTACCAGGCCCTCTACGTCACCGTCGACTTCGGCTACGCCCTGGGCGTCATCCGTCCCGACTTCGGCGTGATCATCAACTGCTGAATGAATAGTTGCGAGTTGCGAGTTGCGAGTGGCGAGTGATTTACAAAAGGAGTGAATATGCTTACGGCACTGCTCGTCCTGGCAAGTCTCGCTCAATCGCCTGTCGTCGTCTCTCCGGCGGGCACGTACTCCATCACGACGCGAGGTCCGACGACGATCGCGCAGACCGCTACCTCGATCACGCTATCCTGGACTGCCCCCGCGCCCGCGCCCGCGCCCGCGCCCGAGCCGGTACCGCCGGTCCCCGTCCCACCTGCTCCGGCGCCCGCGCCTATCCCCGTGCTGACCGGCCACGTCTGGGCACTGGCGATCTACGACTCGGCCGCGACGCTCCCGGCCGCCCAGCAGGCCGCGCTGAACAGTCCGACTATTAAGGCTTCGGCATTACTCCAGGACATCGATTTCCAGGCCTATAAGAGCACGGATTCGGGCGTCGCAACCTGGCTCCCGCACCTGCCCAAGAGCGGCCTTCCGGCCCTAGAGCGGTTTACCAACGAGTTGCGCATGACGCCGCGGAATACTAACCCGAAGCGTGAGCGAGGATTCCGCAAGCGATCCCCTCGCTCACGCTTCGGGTTAGTATGACCAGTCGGCTATCCGAGTGAAAACCGCTCTAATGATCGTCCAGAGGACACCTGCCAATGTCTGGCCTGCGTCAGGCGAACTGGCCTTCGCCGGAGCCCTGCCGGACTCCGAGTCCGCCGTCATATCTCTACTCAATAAGCTCAGGGGAAAATAGATGACACTCAACAAGCCCGGCGCCGCGATGCCCTACATCGTCGCCGACGCCGTCGCGCCTTCGGTCACGACGCTCACCGGATCGGTCACCCCCGTCGTTGATTGGTCGGTCGCCCAGATCTTCCTATTCACCGTCACTGCGAACACGACGTTCAGCTTCGCCAACGCGATCCCCGGCGAGACGATCACCCTGGTGCTGACCCAGGGCGCAAGCTCCCAGGGGACGGGCACATTTCCCACGGGATGCATCTTCCCCGGCGGGACCAAGACGCTCAGCACAACGGCCAGCTACGTGGACACCGTCGTCATCAAGTGCATCGGGGCCTCCCAGTTCCTCTGCACGATCGCCCTGGCCTACGCCTGACCGGAGGAACTCATGGGTCAGCCTTTCTCTTCGCAGCCTTCTCATGGGGCTATCCCCGTGGGCAGGCAGGAACCCCAGCCGGCGGGGATCGCATATAACGCCCAGGCCCCGGCGCCAGCGCTGCAATGGGATGTCCTCGTCACGGACGGCTCGCCGGACGGCTATGTGCTCGTGACGCAATCCTCGGCTGCCGAGGGCGTGGCATGGATCTCCCCCAGTTCGGCGAGCCTGCCCTCCGGCGCGCAGAACCTGGTGCTGGCCACGCCCGCCGGGGCGAGCGGGACGACCTCGCTGCGTTCGCTGGTCGCGGGCGACCTGCCCATCGTACCCGTGGCGCAGGGCGGGACGGGCCTGTCGTCGACGGGCGCCGCCGACCAGATTATCGGTACAGCTCATTCCGGCGGCGGTTTGGAGTACAAGACGCTCACCGCCGGCGCCAATGTCACCATCACTCCCACGGCCGGCGCAATCACCATCGCCTCGTCGGGAGGCGGAGGAGGAGGGACGCCCGGCGGTTTGAACGGGCAGGTGCAGTACGACGCCAACGGCTCGTTCGGCGGGTTCACCGTCTCCGGGGACGGCACTCTCAACACATCGACAGGCGCCCTGACCGTTACCAAGACCAGCGGCGTCGGGTTCGCGCCATCAGCCACCACCGACACGACGAACGCGAACAACATCGGAAGTGGTACGCTCGGAGTGGCGCGCGGCGGGACGGGATTGGGCTCGCTGACTGCGCACGCGGTGATGCTCGGCGAAGGAACTTCAACGCCCGGGTTCGTCGCCGTCGGCACCGGCGGTCGGCTGCTGACAGACCAGGGGTCCGGGGCTGATCCGGCCTTCGTCGCGATGTCCGGGGATGCGACGATCGCCGGCACCGGAGCGCTGACTATTGGGGCAAGCGCGATCACCTCGGCCAAGATCGCCGCCTCGGCCGTCTCTTACGCCAAGATCCAGAACGCTTCGGCGACGACACTCCTGGGCAACCCCACGGGCTCGGCGGCGGCGCCCTCGGAGATCACCCTGGGCGCGAACCTGAGCTTTTCGGGCACGACCCTGGTCGCCGCATCGGGCTCCGCAGCGAACCCGGGAGGAACCGCGAACCAAGTCCAATACAACAGCGGCGGAACAGCGTTCGGCGGGTTCACGATGTCGGGCGACGCCACGCTGGTGGTTTCCACGGGCGTCATCACGGTGAGCGCCGGGGCGATCACGCTGGCGAAGCACGCGAACCTCGCGGCCAGCTCGCTCATGGGCAACCCCACGGGCTCGCCCGCGGCCCCCTCGGCGATCACGCTGGCTGGGGGCCTGAGCTTCAGCGGCACCACCCTGGCTTCCCCCTCGGGCACGGTCACTTCGGTGTCGTGGACGGGCGACGGCGTGGTCTTCACCGCGTCGGCCGACACGCCGGTCACCAGCTCGGGAACGCTCGCGCCGGCGTCGCTGATCGCCCAAACGGCGAACCGCGTGTTCGCGGGCCCATCTTCAGCGGGGCCGACGGCGCCGACTTTCCGGGCCCTTGTCGCGGCCGACATCCCTTCCCTGCCCGCCTCGCAGATCACCAGTGGCCAGCTCGCCACGGCGCAGGGAGGGACGGCCCTCTCGGCGATCGGCACGGCCTCCCAGGTCTTAGGCGTAAACACGGGGGCAACCGGCCTCGAGTACAAGACGCTCACGGCCGGGGCGAACGTCACCATTACGCCGGCTGCTGGGTCGATCACTATCGCTTCGTCCGGAGGCGCATCGGGTTACGCGACGATCGATAGCTCCGGCACGCCCTTGACCCAGCGGGCGACTGTCAACTTCACCGGCGCGGGCGTCACCGCAGTAGACAACTCCGGCAGCTCGCGCACGGACGTCACGATCCCCGCGACGGTGACTTCGGTCTCGTGGACGGGCGATGGCGTGGTCTTCACGGCCTCGGCCGATACGCCTGTCACCACGTCCGGCACGCTCACTCCATCCCTGATCGCCCAGACGGCTCACTACGTCCTGGCGGGCCCGACCTCGGCGGGCCCCACGGCGCCGACCTTCCGGGCCCTGGCGGCCGCCGACATCCCCAGTCTGCCCGCCTCGCAAATAACCAGCGGCCAGCTCGGCGTAGCGCAGGGGGGCACCTCCGCAGCGACCCTCACGGCGCATGCGGTCCTTCTCGGTGAGGGAACCTCGGCCCTTGGCTTCGCCGCGATCGGCACCGGCGGCCGGCTCCTGGTAGATCAAGGGTCGGGCGCCGATCCGGCCTTCGTCGCGATTTCGGGCGATGCGACGTGCACCGCGGCAGGAGCCCTGACAGTCACGAAGACGAGCGGCGTAGCGTTCGCGGCCTCGGCGACTACGGACACGACCAATGCGTCGAACATCGCCAGCGGGACGCTGGGAGTGGCCAGGGGCGGCACCGGCCTGGGCACGCTCACGGCGCACGCGGTCATGTTGGGCGAGGGCACCAGCTCGCCCGGATTCGTGGCCATCGGCACTGCGGGGCGTCATCTCGTTGACCAAGGTTCGGGCGCCGACCCGGCCTTCGTCGTGATTTCGGGCGATGCCACGTGCACTTCCACAGGCGCTGTGACCGTCACCAAGACGAGCGGGACGGCATTCGCAGCTTCGGCGACTACGGACACGACCAATGCGTCGAACATCGCCAGCGGGACCCTTGCGGCGGCCCGGCTTCCCGCTCCCACGGCGAGTACGCTGGGCGGGGTCGAGAGCTTGGCGGCGGTTACGTCGAAGTGGATCAACACCATCTCGACCTCGGGCGCTCCGTCGGCCACTCAGCCGGCGTTCACCGACATCTCGGGAACCGCAGCGGCCGCCCAGCTCCCTACCACCGGTCTGACGATCACCGAATGGGTCAGCGGCGTGACGGCCGCGACTGTCACCGGTACTGCCCCGACCACGGCCACGACGCTCAATTGTGCCACTGCCAATGTTTTCACCATTGCTCTTGTCGCCAGTTCAGTTACCACGATCACGCTCAGCGGCCTACCCGTGGGAGCGACCGTGAAGATCACGACCTTTCAGCCCGGGACTGGCACGCCGGGAACGCTCGCCTGGGCAGGTCAGTCGATCCGCTGGAGCGGCGGGACGGCCGGGCAGGCGACCGCGACGGCCTCGATCGGGGACACCTTCGTCTTGTACTCGCCAGCGACTGGCATCATCTCTGGCAGCGTGGGCTGCCCAAATTTCTGAGCAGCCCGCCACCGGTGACGAGCTACTCATTGAGTGGCCCGTCAACCGGCACGGCGGGCTCTCCATCCGGCAACTTCACGGTCACACTTGGCTCCGGCTCTATGAGCGGCTCCGTCACGATCGCGCCCCACTCGGCGCTGGGCGGCACATTTGTCACGACCCCAAGCCCGATGTCGATCTCAGTCGCATCGCCGACAGCGACGTTCACGGTCGATGATGCATCGGCGGGCAGCGACACGATCACAACGACAAACAGCCTGAGCCTGATCGATCCGGCGGGCGTGCCCTATACGGTTACCGCGCCGATCGTCGGCCTCGTTGCTCAATGGCTGTTCTCCGAGGGCAGCGGCACCACGACAGCGGACAACACGGGCAACGGCAACACCGGCACGCTGGCCGGCGGCATTTCCTGGACGCAGGGGCCATCATGAGCACGTCCGCGATCAGCACGGTTGACTACTCCTACGGGGGACAGATCGCCTATGCGGGCGTGTCCGTGCCCGATTCGTCAGCTCTTCGGTTCACGTCCTCGCAGAGCTTCACGCTGGCTTGCTGGATCAACGTCGCATATTTCTGGTCAACCCAAAAGCAGGCAATTATTGCCAAGTCGGTCGGGCTCGGAAATCCTTATGGCCTGTACGTCAGCTCGACGGGACAACTGACGTCGATCTCAACGAACCAGCAGCTCGCCGAGTACGGCTACATCACCCAAGGTATATGGATGCATGTTGCCGTTGTTCAGGACAGGACCGCCAATACACAGAAGATCTACATCAACGGCGCCGTCTCCAGCTCGACCGGGACTGCTCAGCCGGGCGACGGGACGGGGCCGCTCTGGATCGGACGAGATCCGTCCGGCAATTATTTCAGCGGACAGATCGCCGACGTGCGGATCTACAATATTGCCCTGACGGCCACGCAGGTCATGACCCTGGCGGTTCCGATCGTTCTGGCCGCGACTCCGTCGTCTTCTCTCGGGACGCTGTTTAACGCCGGGGTGTCGATCGATACCGTCATCGCCGCTAAGTTTCAAACCCCGATCACCACGGGCTCGCTCACCCTTTCCTTGGTCGATAGCAACGGGAACACGATCGCGACCTCGGCTGTCTCCTACAACTCGAGCACTTACACTGCAACGTGGACGCCGTCCGCAGCGCTTACCTACGGGATGACCTATACGGCCACGATCAGCGGGGGGACGAACAGCGCCGGTGCGGCAATGGTCCCGTTCGTCTTGACGTTCACGACTGACGCAGCTCCACTGGCCGTGTCGTGGGCAGTCCCTGGGAGTGGAGCTAGTGGCGTTCCGATCTCATCCAACATCACGGCGTGGTTCAATCAAGGGATCGCGGCATACTCGGGCACCAACGAGACTCAAGGCGCGGGCAATGTCACAGCTACCAACGGCAGTCCGACGCTTATATTCGCTTCGGCGCAATCCGGGCTTGTCGGAAAATACATTGCTGTCTACGGTGATCTTTATCTGGTTGACGTGATTGCTGAAGTAGACAGCACACATTGGACGATGTCCACCCCCTACCAGGGCGTGACAACCACGACCGAATGGTTCACCGTTCTCTTCCCGAACTATCCATCGCTCACCCTGAGCGACAGCGGCGGGTCTGTGGCCGGTGGTTGCGTCTATAGCCAGTCGCTCAACGCGGTCATCTTCGTGCCGTCGTCTCCCTTGTCTTATGCGACGACCTATACGGCTTCGCTCAGCGGTGCGACAACTGCTGGCGGCAGTCCGATGGCCGCGCCCATCACGTGGTCATTCACCACGGCCCCGTCGTCGGCGGCCCTGCCGGTCGTCTCGGCGGTAACGCCGGTCGCAGGCGCTGTCGGGGTCGCGATCGCCTCGACGATTACCGCGACGTTCGGCACGTCGGTCAACCCGGCCTCCATCGGGTTCACCCTCACCGGGCCGTCCGGCAGTGTTGCGGTCACAAACGGTTCTCCCTCTACCACGGCCGTCTGGACGCCGACGGCGCCGCTGGCCTACGGGGCGATCTACACAGCCACGATTACCGGGGGCCTCAATGCCGACGGGACCGGGCCGATTTCCTGGTCGTTCACGACTCTCGGTCCGGCAGTCACCGCGACGTTCCCGCCCGCGGGCGCGAACGGAGTGCCGACCAATGCGGCCGTCACCGCGACTTTCAGCGAGGCGGTCACGTCCGGCTCGATCACGTTCACGCTGGCCAGTTCAGCGGGGAGCGTTCCGGCGACCGTCACGTACAGCTCGTCAACCCATGTCGCCACGTTGACACCGACCTCGACGCTGGCATGCTCCGTGCTCTACACGGCCACGCTCAGCGGAGTGACCGACGCGGCCGGTCACACGATGGCCCAGACGTTGACCTGGACCTTCACGACCGCCCCGGCCTGTGTCGCGAGCATCGTCAACGCTCTCGCGATTCCGCCGACTCCCGGCGGACGGCTTTGGTGGAATGCATCTCGGCTGGCGCAGGCCGCGACGTGGTGGGCGTCGAACTCCTATAACCCGAGCACGACGGGCAGTTACAACCCGTGCTCGTTAAACACGTTCGAGGCGTGGGCATTCGCCTACCTCATGACCGGGACATCCTCTTACGCGACATCGGCGATCGCCTCGCTGACCCCATATACGGTGCCCGCTCACGAGCTGAATTATACGTCCCAAGATGACTACCGATGGTATCCGCAGATCGCGCTGGTGTTCGATTGGCTCTTCAATGAAATGACCCGCGCGCAGGTCGCCAAGTTCACGAGTCTCTACAACTGTTACTCGCAAATTGTGCTCTCGAACTCGTGGGGCGGTCCGGGCAGCGCGGGCAGTAATTACTATTGGGGATACTGGACAAACTCACTCAACTTCGCGATTGCAAGCTACTATCTGAATCCGATGTCGTGGACCATCCTCTACCACGACCTTGTGACGCGATGGGAGAACGATGCGCTCGGTTACCAGGCCGGGATCGGCCAGAGCGGCAGCTTCGGCGGTAAGGGTGGCGTTCCGATCGAGGGGTCCGATTACGGGCGGACATCCTATCAATATCCTCTCAGCGCGTTCGGGACCCTGGCCACGATGGGGCGTGACCTCCTGAGCGAGACCAACTGGTACAATGAGGCGACATTCGTACTTATCTATACGACGTCCCTGGCTCCGATCGCCAGCGCTTTCGGAACGGTAACCTACATCCAGTTCCCGTTCGGCCCGTGCTCCTATCCTGTCTCCGGCTTCCCCGTCAATGACTCCGGCCAGGGATGCGGCGCGAAGTATTACTCTGACTTCATGTCCATGATATCGAGCAAGTACGCGAGCCTGCCAATCGGCCAGTACGCTCGTCAGTGGCTCACCACGGTGACTGGAGAAATCGATCCGTGGGTGGCGGCAGTAGACGGCGGAAGCTCGTCGCTGGCGTTCTCCGGACTCCCGCTCGACTACTACGCTCCCTGCAACGGGTTCTTCTTCACGAAGAACACGTGGGCGTCGACCGGGATGTCGGTCCTGCTTCAACTAGGGGGAGGCACGGGCGGGAGCCATCTCGACCCTTCATGGGGATCGTTTCAGATCTACATCGCGAACCAGAACATCGCGCCGTGCCATGCGGAATATTCGGCGTCCTTCGCGGACGGCACCGGGTCGAACACGACGACGGCTTATAACACCATACTTTACAACAACGCCGGTCAACTGTCTCCCGAAATCGTCGAGTCGAACGTACTGGCTATGGAAAGCAAAAGCGATCATTCCTATGCCGCCGTCGACATTGGCGCGACTTACGTGCCGTGGTACTCAGAGGGTAATGCCGCAGCGGGCCCGACGACCAGGGAGTACTTGTTCGTTCGCTCGATGGCGACGCTGATCGTAGTCGATCGCCTTCAGTCGGCCACTACGGGAGTCACGCAGTCGTTCCTCCTGCACCTGATCGGGAACCCGACCCTTACCGACGGAACACATGCGACGTTCGTCGCCGGTACTCAGCAGTTATGGCTGACCACGCTGGCAACTACCGGCTCTACCGCGTACAGCGTGTCGCATGAAGGCGAGACAAACGGCGGAACGATCGACGTTTACCGTCTGATCGACACTGTGTCCGGCTCGCAATATACCGTCTTTCTGCACGTCATCACGTGCGGGCCCTCCGGGACGAACCCCGTAACGGCGGTTTTGACCACGCAGGGCAGTAGCACATACACCGTCACGTTGATCTCGGGAACCGCCAGCGCCGTCCTGGTCATCCCCCAGGCGGTAGGGAGCACGGGAGGCACGTTCGGCTACGCGGCGTCGGGGACGCCGACACAGACGGCACTTCGCACCACGATTCAATCTTGCACCGTGACTACTTCCGGTCCGGTTTGGGGGTCGTAAGGCATGTCTAATATCATCACCAGCTGCGGAACGAACGCGGTGGCGACCGGTCTTCCGCAGCCGTCAAACTTGATCTATGACGGCACGAATTACTGGATCTTCTACGGCCACTCCACGCAGTCCGGAAAGGTGTGCTACCAGCACACGACGAGCCTGGCGTCTTGGTCGAACGGAGAATCGACCGCGACGGCGACGAACTTTCCCGTCGATGCGAGACTATTTACGGTCCTGTTCAGCCTTTCGCAGACGACCGTGCTCGTCTTCTGGTACGACTCCAGCAACCCGTACCTGTGGTATCAGCGCGGTGTGATTTCGGGAACCGCGATCACCTGGTCCGGAGCCGTACTCGTCGCTACTCCCCCCTCGGTTGCAGAATATGCTGTTTCCGGCGCCCTGAACTCGTCGTCGATACCCGAGGTTTTCCTCGTCATCAACAACGGGGAATACCAGGTCCATTACAAGGCTTCCAATGCGATTGGCCCGACGTTCGCGGATTCCGCAGGTGGAGGAGCCGGGTTCAATTGGGCCCAGACCGGGCCGCAGACGAACCATGGGGTGCCGTCAACTGTAGCGATGTTCCCGCTGGCTTCACTCGGCGTCCTGACGATCCTGGACCAGAACGCGTCGGGCATGAACTATCTGGAGTCGGCGATTTACAGCGGGACCTCCTGGGGATCCTGGTCCACCCTGTGGAGCGGTGCGGCTGCATCGCTCTCGCTCTGGGCGGGGGTCCAGGTTACGGCTTTGGGCAACCCGTATGTACTCGGAGTTTCGGCGGCGAGCACATTCAGCTTCAAGCAGTGGTCCGGTTCAGCCTGGACGTCTCTGACTGCTCCGACGTGGCCTGCGAACGGTCTCGGAACGATATCGAGCGTCTCGCTCACCACGGACGGGACGAACGTTTACGCGCAGGTGATCGACGGCAGCGGCTTGATCCAGATCAACGAGTACTCTGTTTCGGGAACGACGTGGGGCGGTTGGAACGAGCTGGCGGGAGATTCGGCCGATACGAGCCGGGCTTACATCGAGACTGGCCCCTACGTCTCGGCTCCGCTGGCGATCTATACGCACACAAACGGCAGCAATTACGAGATCTGGGCCGCTACACCGGGAGGATCGTTCACCGTCTCGCCGGGCGCGGTTCCCGCAAGCCACTCGGGCAACATCACGCTGACCCTGACCGGCACAAGTACGAGCTGGACGAGCGGCTCGACCGTCACGGTCCAGAACTCCGTCACCGGCACCACGACCGTCACGAAGGGGACGTGGATCCAGAGCAGCGGTACGGCCGCGACCCTCACCGTCACGACAGGGGCAGGGACGGGGACGTTCACCGTCACCGTCGACGGCCTGGTCAGTCCGTCGCTGACCGTGGACGCGGCCGCCTTCACGATCTCGCCGACTACCAACAGCACGGGCCAGACCACGACGGTCACGGCGACCGGGACGAACACGCTTTGGTCCTCGGAGATCGCGGCGACGCTGTTCTCCGTCTCAGGCGGCGCCGGCGCGAGCATCAGCTCGACCTCCGTCACGAGCAACACGGCGGCGACATTCAGCCTGGTCACCGGCTCGGCGGCGGGCACGCTCACCATTACCGACGCCCCGACGACGGACACGGCAACATTCACCGTGACAACGGCTCCGACAACGGCAACTCTGAGCGCGCCGGGTTCGCTTAGCGGAAATGTCGGCACGGCAAGCGGCAACTTCACGATCACGCTGGATCACCCGGCGCCCATTGGCGGCGTGGTCTGCACGATCACCGACAGCGTGTCCAACGCGGAGATCTCATAATGGCCGCCAAGACCGTCTCGGCCGGTCAGACCACGGTCACCTTCGTGGTTACTCCCGCCACGCCGGGAAATCGCACGATTGCGCTGGCCTCGACGTCTCCGGACCCTCCGGCGCCTGCGGGCGGCCCGTTCACTTACGACGGGCTCGGCAGCGCGGTCGCGGTTCCGGCGGGTCAGACGACTGCGACGTTCACGGTGACACCGGGAACGACCGGGAACCGTACGATTGCGCTGGCTTCGACGTCTCCGGACCCTCCCGCGCCCGCGGGCGGCCCGTTCACGTACGACGGGCTCGCCTCGGGCGCCGCTGCATATCCCGCAGCTATGATGATGGGGCTTTGAGCAGTGGCGTCGCTCGCTGCGCTCGCTAGTTGCGAGTGGCGAGTGGCGAGCAACTCAAGACCGCCGCCGCGGCCGTCGGCTTCATTCCGTTTCCCCTTATTTACTCGCCACTCTCAACTCGCCACTCGCAACTATTCGAGCCACTCGCCACTATTCCAATGACCATCGCACTTCAGATCGTGCAGGGCACATCCGCGGACTTCCAGCTCCAGCTCGCCGGCGCGACTGCGGCGACCGAGCCTTGGACTCTGGACCCGGAGCAGACCGTGCTGATCGCGGGCACGCCCAGCTCCACCGCCTCGGGCTCGTTCCTCTCCACGGACGTCCTGACCGCCTCGGTCTGGGCGGGGTCGAACGAGGTCCCGCTCCTGACCCCGGCCGCGAGCTGGATCTCGGCGGCGAACGCCCAGCTCCAGGTGTCGCTCCAGAACGCGGACAGCGCAGGTCTGGCTTACGGGACCTACTATCTCCAAGCCTATGCCACGCGGGCCGGCACGCCCCCCAGGACCACGGCCCTCCTGCCGCGGGGCACGTCGCTCGAGATCATCGCCAGCCCCGTGGCGGACGTGCCCAGGCCGACCTACATCGGCATCACCGACCTGCGGAAGATCGCCCCCTGGATCGACGATCTGCAAGTGCCCGACAGTCACGAGGGGTTCGACGACCCGTGCGCGGACTCACGCGACTGGCTCGACGAGATGACCCTGCGCAACTACCGGGGCGGCAACGTCTCGCTCCTCGGCTACCACGGGTTCGCCCTGGACGCCTGGTACACCGGCGGCGGCCGGCGGACGTCGCTCACGAACCGCTGGCTGTTCGCGGCCCTGGCGTCGAACCAGCTCCTGGTCACACCCCGGATCAAGAACGTCTGCGCCTACTACGCCCTCTCGCGGATCTGCGAGAGCATGATCACCAAGGGCGGCATGTACGCGATGCTCGCCGCCCGCTTCCGCCTCGAGGCGGAGAGCTTGTTGGCGTCAACAACGGTCGAGATTGACGTGAATAATGATGGCTACGGTGAAGTACCAATAAACATGTCTTCAACTAATACTCTCTGGGCTTGATTTCGCTTGTTCCAAGTATCGAGCAAGAGCCCGGGCAATCTTCGGATTGTCCTGCATGAGACCGATTGCCCTGTTGCAGTTCGCGCATAGGATGCCGCGGACAACCCCAGTGGCATAGCAATGGTCAACGTGAGGCTTGTCTTCTTTGAGGATTCCAAACGCCATTTTGCAACCAGCGCATCGGTTCCTCTGGGTTTTGATCATGGCATCTCGATCCTTCGCAGTGATGCCATACTTGCGTTTCAAGGTGTACGACTCTTTCCAGGCGTCGACGGCTTCCTTGTTGGCTTCGTAGTAAGCCTTCCGCGAGGCCACCGCCCGTTCCTTGTTGGCCTTATACCAAGCCTTCTGTCTTTCGGACTCAGCTTCCTTGTTGGCTTCACGGTAAGCCTTACTCGCTGCGTTTTGTCTTCTCTTGTTGGCCTGGTACCAAGCCCTCTGGTAAGCAGCGTCCGCTTCCTTGTTGGCCTCGTGTTGAGCCTTCATTCTTGCAAGGACAGCCTCTCTGTTCGCCTCATAGTAGGCCTTGCTGGCGGCTTGTCGCTTAGCCTTCCGTTGTTCGAGCGTGGTAGAGTTGTTCTCAGACATGCTGCGACTCCCAAGAAGTCCAGTGTGTTCAGGGGGCCGGGCGGTGTGACGACCGCACCGGTTCCCGTCATTTACCCGCCTGATTCCTCACTTCCAAGTCTGTTGATCGGAATCATAATGGCCGGCGTTCGCAGTCTCGACCTTCCCGTGTCTCCCCGGGCCGCGGTGTTCCGCGCCATGGAAACCATTGTACGCACCAACGCCGTCTTTCAGCGCGTGGTCAAGCCCGACCGGTTCCGCACCTGGGAAGGGCAGCCGCGCGACGTCAAGCCGTTCTCGTACCAGGAGGCCCCATGCCTGCGCTGGACGCCGATGAACACCGGAGAGGAGTTCAAGACGCCGGACACGATGGCCGGCGACCTGCTCGTTAACTGCGAGGTGATCGTCGCGGGCTCATGCTGCGACGACCTGACGAACTTCTGGTGGATGCTCACTCGCTGCTTCTACCCGCAGGGCGGCGGCGCGCCGCGGCAGGCGATCATCCAGACGCTGCAAGCGGCCGGGGCCCGCAGCGGCCTGGTGCTGTTCAGCCAGCCGGCCTTCGACCCGGGCCCCGACGGCGTGTTCTTCGCCGGCCAGGGGCAGATCAGGATCGAAATCCAATCGCAATTGAATTCGTAAGCAGTTTAACCACAGCGCGGCCCAGGGGCCGCAACCAAACTTGACCAGCCGCATCGCGACCGTGAGGGGATGTGCGCAATCACGATGCTATGCGTCTGCTCCCCGACGGTCGCGACTCTAACACCTTGCCACAA